CAAAAAAAATTAAAGAAACTTGGTATGGGTATATCAGGCACGTAGATCAACCAAACACCTGGCAAGGTGGAAATACAGATATTGTTTGTGTAGGCGCTACTTATTACCTTAAAGATTCAAATCAAAAAATCTATAGGGATGTCACCGCAGACCAGGTTGTTACAAAAATTGCAAACAAACATGGACTTGCAACAGTTACTCAGCGCCACCCTAGAACTCGCCCCAGTGTTGTTCAGGCAGGACAAAGTGACTGGCAGGTTATTCGTAGCTTAGCTAAACAAACAGGATTTGCCTTAGTTACAGACAACACTACTATTTTCTTTGTATCGGCAAATAAAATATACTCAGAAAAGAAAAAATCTGCACCATACTTTTTTTATGTATCTACTGAAGACGACGGCAGAGCGCCACGTGAACTTAAGGTGCTTGGGACCATAATTAGCTGGAACCCTATGATTAGTGATTACGCACCAGAAGCTGGTAGCAGAGTTGATAGAGTAATTACAGCAGTAAATACTGCTAATGGAATTGTTGCCCAGTCAACGCATCAAAACACTATAGATGATGACTTGGTTAGTGGAGTAGTTGTACCTAATGAAGGATTCTTCCTATCATGACTATTTTTTCTAATAATAAATCTACTGCAACAACTAAAGCAGGGTTTAAAAAGTATCATGTACATGAGGTAGCAACTAGTCAAACAGACGCCAAGCAAATTGCCGATTCGTATAAAAAAGCACATAGGTATCAACATAGGGCTCAAGTATCAGTTGTTGGGCACCCTTCTATCAAACCATACGACCCTATTTATTTAGATGGACTACCTAACGGTCTTTCTGGGTACTGGACCGTTCTTTCTGTTGTTCACGTATTTGGTGGACGCCCTTCAGATTATTTTTTAAATTTAGAGGTGGGAACAGACATACTGGGGGATACAGACCCCACCGCAGCTACTCGCGCAGCAACTAGGGATATTCAATCAGAGTTGTCTGGTCAGTCTTTAGTTGGGTATGCAACTACCCTATCTGAGTTCTCTTTATCACCAAATGCCTCAGAGCTCATTCAAACTAAGACATTAATGCCCACAGCCTATACCTCAACCTCTGTAACGGCTGTTCCAAGCGTCTATGGTGCAACTAAATTTTTAGATTACTACCCTAATCTGGGTTCTATAAAAAACCCTGTAAAATGGGTAGCTACAAGTAACGGGAGAATCGTAAAATGAGCTTTGATAATTATGGTATTGATGAAAATACTTTTAATCATGATCCGCAAGGAAGATCTAGGTTTTATGGAATTTATTCTGCCCAAGTAGCTGCGGTAATAGACCCTACTGGTAAAAACAGAATAAAAGTTAAAGTGTTCATGCCTTCTGGTACGGAAGTATCTAACTGGGCTAAGGCTTGCCTACCCATTACCGATTTGTCATACCACCCAGATCACAAACCCCATATTGTTGCTGACCTTGCCGCCATGTTAACTACGGTCCCAACTTCTACTCCAGATTCATACGGCAATACAGACATTCCTGCCCTTACAATAGTGGCAAAGTCTCCAGGCAATCAACAACTAAACCACGAACATGTGGCAGTTACTAAACAAAAAACCGCTAGCAAAAATAACGCTACTATTGTAGTAAATTCTCCAAGCGCTACCACAGACTCTAAGGAGAATAGTAAGTATACTGCTGATAGTGGGCTTGGAGTTGGTACGACTGTTGGTTCAACAGGCCCATTGATTCCTGAACATACTTTTCATAGGTCCGTACCTGTGGAAGGACAAATGGTTTGGGTTGTTTTTGAAGCCGGTCTTCTTGAATACCCCGTCTGGATTGGAGTACAGTCATGAGTTCTGCAATTAGTTACCCATACACTTTAGACGTAAATGGGGTTGTTGCAAGTGCCGGAACGTCAACAAAACTATATTTAGATAGAGTAGTTACTCTTTTGTCAACAAATGTTGGGCAAAGACCTATGCTTCCTGAATACGGTACAGATTGGTCAACTACTTTATTTGAAAACGAAAACAACTACCGCAGAGCAATACCTATTGCAATTTCTAACGCAATACGTAGGTGGCTACCAGATTTATCTGTAGAAAAAATAGAGCTTTCTGGGGATGAATACTCTGGAGTAGTATATGTAAGTTTATACTTAAAATTACCAGATAATACGATAGCAACTATGAAAATTAACACAGGAACATTTAATTATGACGGATTGGTTACGAGGTAAAAAATGGAAATTGACTACACTTCTAGAGATTTTGCTGCTTTAAAAGCAGACTTAATTAAATTAATTAAGTCTAGAACTAATAGTGACTGGAACCCTACGGACTATTCTGATCTAGGAAACGTACTAGTTGAATCATTTGCGTACATGGGGGATATTATGTCTCACTATCTAGACCGGATTGCAAATGAAACCTCTATTGATACGGCTATTAAAACCAGTACCCTATTAAATTTTGCTAATCTTTATGACTATATTATATCTGGGCCTACACCCTCAACTGTGTACGTAACCTTTAAAAATGGAGAAAGCTCCACTAGTTCTTATGATATTCCAATTGGCACGCAAGTTATTGCACCACTTTCGTACGGCCCATTTGCACAAGTTTATTTTGAAACTTTAGAGGCAGCCACAGCGTTGGCTCCAGGAGCAAGCATTACGTTACGATGTGAAGAAGGAAAGACAGTAAACACTGACCGCCCCGATCAAATTGACAGTAACTACAATAAAGCTTTGCCTGCAAATTTAGGCACTTCTAATGGGTCAGAAGACCAAACATTTTTAATCTACGATTATGGCCTAGTTAATAAATCGCTAACAGTATATGTAGGTCAAGGAACGGCTTTTAGTTCATGGTCATACGTAGACAATTTATTAGAGTACGGACCTACAGATAAAGTATTTACAGTTGTACGAGATGCTGAAGGTTTTGTAAGCGTTGTGTTTGGAGACGGAGTTAATGGATCTGTTCCTGGTGCAAACCAACTTATTAGCGCGGTCTACAAATCAAGTGTTGGTGCTGCCGGTAATATTAAGTCACTTCTTATTAATGAAGTTACTTTTATTCCAGGAAATCTTGACATTCAAGTACCAACATATATTGAGGTAAGTAACTCTTTGCCTTCTTCTGGTGGGGCAGATGCAGACACTTTTGAACAACTACGTAAAAAAGTAAAGGCAGCAATTGGCACAAGAAAACGTGCCGTAACCCTACAAGACTATGCTGATCTTGCTCTTATGGTTCCTCAAGTAGGTAAGGCAAAAACATCCTCTAATGTCTACTCTTTAGTAAACCTATACATTCAAGGCCCAAATGATTTAACTCCTGCCCCAGGCTACCTACAAGCTAAAAATATTGTGTCTGCTTCAGGTAACGGCACTACCGTAACATACACCTGTAAAGCACTTAATCCTCACGGACTTTCTGTAGGAGACAAAATAAATATTTCTGGTATGTATTTGACAGCGTATAATCTTTCTAATGTAACAGTTGCCTCTGTTCCTACTGACCTTACGTTTACTGTAACTAACGCAGCAACAGGCACTTGGGTCACAGGAGATGCTGAAGGTCGTACAGGTCTAGCAATTAAAACCCAAACTGGTTCAAGTCCAGCACTTACTAATACTTGGAACAATATTGCCTCTGATGTAACAAGATACTTTGCGGATAAAATTCCAGCCGGAATATCTTTAAACATACTTCCTCCATCATATGTTCCAATTTACTTAAAGTATACGGCAACTGTTGATCCTGCGTATAAAGAATCAGATATTAAACTTGCTGTTTATCAAGCAATGCTCGGGCCAAATGGCATGTTTGAATATAGTAATAATACGTTTGGTGATAGTATTCCTTTGTCTGTTGTTACAGCAGAAATTCAAAATATACCTGGAATTTTATCAGTAGTTATTAACAAGCTTAATACAGATGATGGAAGTAGCGCAGCAACTATTTCTTTATCAGATTCTCAAATTCCGTTTTTAACTGCTTCAAGCTTGACAGCGGTTATTAACGGTGGAATTGAATAGGAAAATAAATGGCTAAATACGGTACAAGTAGGTACGGCTCTGGTTTTAAATACGGTGAGACTTCTGCTGTAGGTGTTTATTACAATTCTGGTATTACCGCCTGGGCATATAACTACAACGAAGTTTCTGTTTCTTGGGGCATCATTACCCCTGACCCAACTGATGGTACATTAACTCATTGGAAATTAGTTAGAAGTTCAGTTGGAAATCTTGATGACCCTAATAACGGCACGTATTTAGCTGGTGGTTTGTATTCAACAATTACTAGCGGGTACACCGATATAATTACAGAAACCTTTAATGGTGAGTATTGCTATTCTCTTTGGGTATTTGCTACAACTGGGCTTTTTTCTAAGTGGGTATTTTGTGGATCTTCCTATGCTTTAAACGTTTCAGAAGAAAACAGTTTAGCTAGAGTGTCAAACTGGTTCCCTAAAGCATGGCTAAACGTTACAGACTACCGTACCGGAGAAGCGGTAGGAGAAAACGAAAACAACACTTTTTATAAAGTATTAGAGGTGTTTTCTTTTGTTTATGACAAACTTAGATTAGAAGCAGCTCTTTTAGGAAAAGTTAATAATAGAATTTATACCCCTAACTCTATCCTTAAATATAAGATTTTAGATTTTAATTTTCCATTTGAGCCTGCTTTAGGAGACACATATCACAGAAGTTTGTCAAGCGTTGGCAACCTTGTGCATTCCCATAAAGGAACGGCTGCAGCCTATTCTACATTTACTACCGCCCTAACACACTGGGGAAATGATATTAGAGTTGGTCATAATATACTATTAGATTATAATGATGCTTCTTTTGAAGAGTCAATTGGTAGATGGACCGCATCTAGTGGTACTTTGGCGCAAAAAACATTTGCAGCAGAGGTTCTTACATCCCCAAGCTTGTCTCAAACTCTTTGGGACATAACAACACCACCAAAAATGTCTGGTTTTGGCCAATTAACCACAGCTTCAACCTCAGCAGTTACCCTTAGTTTGCCTGGAAATGGCGACAACATAACACTGTACGGAGTTCCTGTTAAGCCAAATACTAGTTATTTCTTTAGGGGGAACGTACTTCATAGAGATAATGCCGCCACTGTAACGTCAACAATTGAATTTTATGATATGTATGGTACTTTATTATCTGCAACTTCTGGTGGACCATCCCTAACAACAACA